CACGTGCGGGCAACACCTGAATGAAATTCACCCCCAGCCCCACCGGCAAGGCGTTCATCCGAGACCGCAGCTACATCAAGCTCATCATGGGCCCGGTGGGCGGGGGCAAGTCGACCGTCTGCCTGATGGACCTGCTGTCGCGGGCGAACAACCAGACGCCGTTCAACGGGCTGCGGCGCACCAAGTTCGGGATTCTGCGGAACACCGCGGCGCAGCTCAAGTCGACCGTCAAGCCGATGATCGACGAATGGCTCGTCACCATCCCGCAGGAGACGCAGGGCAGGGCGGTGGGCCAGTGGCGGCTGACGGACAACACGTTCGAGATCACCGGCGAGCTGGCGGACGGCACGCGCATGCACACCGAGCTGTGCCTGATGGCCGCGGACACGCCGGACGACGTGCGCCGGCTGCTCTCGCTGCAGCTCAGCGCGGCCTGGGTCGAGGAGGCCCGGGAGATCGACGAGGAGGTGTTCAAGGGGCTGCTGGGCCGGGTGGACCGGTTCCCGACCCGGGTGGCGGGCGGCGTGGGGTACCCCGGCGTCATCTGCTCGACCAACGCGCCGGCGCTGAACACGTTCTGGCACCGGTTCATCTCCGCCCCGCCGACCAACGCCAAGGTGTTCGTGCAGCCCGAGGCGATCCTGGAGGACCTGTCGATCAACCCGGCGGCCGAGAACCTGATGTACCTCGGCGACGACTACTACCCGAACCTGATGGCGGCCAACTCCGAGGAGTGGCGCGACGTCTACCTGCGCAACATGTTCGGCCAGGGCAACGCCGGCCAGGCCGTGTACCGCTCGACGTTCAAGAAGTCGTTCCACGTCGCCGAAGATCCGCTGCTCACCGTGCCCGGCCTGGTCAACCCGCTGGTGGTGGGCATGGACAACGGGCTGCAGGCAGCCGCCACGGTGATGCAGCAGGACCCCAGGGGCCGCGTGAACGTGCTGTCGGAGTGCTACGTGCCCGAGGACGAGACGATGGGCGTGGAGACGTTCCTGGACCGCATGCTGATCCCCCACTTGACGGCGAAGTACCCCGTGCGCCGCGAGATGTTCCTGTTCGTGCTCGACCCGGCGTGCTTCATCCGCAGCCAGGTCAACGAGGCCACCATCGCCCAGGCCGTGCAGGCCCGCGGGTTCAAGGTGCTCAAAGGGAACACCAACGACCCGGACAAGCGCCAGCAGGCCATGGAAGGGCTTTTGACGCGCGCCATCGACGGCAAGGCGGGCATCCTGTTCGACAAGTGCTGCCCCCACCTCATCGCGGGGATGGAGTGGGGCTACCGGTACAAGAAGCTGTCCAACGGGCAGACGACGACGCTGCGCGACAAGACGCACCACAGCCATACCTGCTTTGTCGCCGGCACACACGTGGCCACGCCGCAGGGCCACGCCCGGATCGAGGACCTGCGCGTAGACGACTACGTCTTGACACCTGCGGGCGCCCGGCGCGTCACAGCCACCATGAACCGCCTGGCGTGGTCGACTCTGCACCTCCAGTTCGACACCGGCGTGACCGTGGAGTGCACACCGGACCATCCGTTTATAAGCACACAAGGCATCGTGTTAGCTGATGCTGTTAGCTATGGTATGATACTCCGAACCATCGGAGAGCTAACATGCCAAGAGGACGCCCGCCCACCAGAGAAGCCCGCCTGTTTGTCGGGCGGAAGTTCTACCCCGCCGCAAACGGGTACTGGCTCGCCAGCGCAAGCTGCACCCCGGAAGGATGGGAGCGGGCACTACACCGGGCAATATGGGTCGTGGCCCACGGCCCCATACCTGCTGGCCAAGCTGTGGCGTTCGTTGACGGCGATCCGGGCAATGTCACCTTGGGCAACCTCTGCGTCCGCTCAAGAGGCGCAGTGCGGAGGAGCCCGCCGGTTGATTTTGGCGGGTTCCGGTACTACCGAAAACCGCCCGGGTACTACAAATCCCATACCGCCCCAGAGCAATACCTGCACAGAGCGGTGTGGGCGAGCGCCAACGGCCCTATCCCGGACAAAGTCCACATCCACCACCTGGATCACAACCGCGGCAACAACGCTCTTGGAAACCTGGAAGCGATGGACGGCAGAGATCATTCTGCGCACCACATGCGGGGTCGACCTGACGGATGGTGGAGGGAGCCCATCGCCAAAGCCCAGTCCGCTGCAGCAGAGTGGCACCGCGACCCCGCTAACCGCGACGCGCACGTCGCTGCGGGAGTCAAGTCTTGGGTCGGCCGAAAACCCGTTGCCAAAACCTGCAGCCACTGCGGCACCGTGTTTGACGGTTTCCCTTCCGCCCAGGCGCTACCTGTCTTCTGCGCGCCCAAATGCCGCGCCGCGGCCCGCAGACAGCGTGCTGCCGACCATACAACCAAACCCTGCGCAGAATGCGGCACCGAGTTCACAGCGTGTCGGTACACAGGTCGAGCCTACTGTTGCGCGACTTGTCGGAAAGCGGGAAGATCGAGGGCTGCGGCGGGTCTATGACCTGACCGTCGACGAGCAGCACGTCTTCTACGCCAACGGGATGCTGGTACATAACTGCGAGAGCGCAGAGTACGCGGCTTCGTACTTCAACGCGCAGGTCAGCCAAACCTCGACCGCGTTCATGACCCGGGCTCACGTCGTGAAACCGCGCCCCTACGCATATGTGTGAGCGCCAGCTAACATGTTAGACTAGGCGCGCGATGCAAGCCACAGGACTCCCGATGCCCGGACAACCGCCGCAAGGCGGGGCGGCGCCGTCGGCGCAGGTCATCAACATCGGCGGGTTCCTGCCGGTGGGCAACGCCGCAGCGGCGGCTCGCATGGACGCCCGCGCGGTGGACGACGAGTACCAGGCGCAGCAGAACCAGCCCGTGATCGCCGGCCTGGCCGCGCACATCCGGTCGTTCTGGACCAACGCGCGCACCGCGCGCCTCGAAGCCGAGACCCGGATGCTGGCTGCGCTGCTCGCGCGCCGCGGCGAGTATTCGGTGGAGAAGCGGGCCAGCATCGCCGAGCAGCGCCAGCCCGCCATCTACATGATGGTGGCGTCGGCCAAGATGCGCCAGATCGAGGCCCTGCTGCGCGACGTCATCATCGGCAACGGAGCTGAGAAGCCCTGGACCCTGGCGCCCACACCGGTGCCCAGCCTGCCGCCGAGCATGGTGGCGATGGCCGTGCAGCAGCTCACCGCCGAGATCGAGCAATCTGCCGCGAGCGGGTTCCCGCCGTCCATCGAGCAGGCCCAGATCCGCCTGCGCGAGATGCGCGACGAGCTGGTGCCGCGCCTGCAGGAAGAAACCCGCGCGGCGTGCGAGCGCATGGAAGTGAAGATGGAGGACCAGCTCGTCGAGGGCGGGTACCTGGAAGCGCTGGACCAGTTCATCACGGACCTGGCCACGTTCCCCACCGCGTTCCTGGCGGGCCCGGTGATCCGCCGCAAGCCGCAGCTCACCTGGAGCCCCGAAGGCGAGATGATCGTCGAGGACAAGCTCGTCCCGGAGTGGGAGCGCGTCGACCCGTTCGACATGTACCCCGCACCCTGGGCGACCAAGCTGTCCACGGCCGACCTGATCCGCAAGCACCGGCTGACGCGCAGCTCGCTCAACGAGATGATCGGCGTCGAGGGGTTCAGCGAGCCCGCGATCAGGAAGGTGTTGGAGCAGTACGACGACCGGGGCTTCCGCGAGTGGCTGGCGGTCGACTCCCAGAAGGCCATCGCCGAGGGCAAGCTGCAGGGGCAGACCCTCGACACCGGGCTCATCGACGCGCTGCAGTTCTGGGGCTCCGCAAGCGGCCGAATGCTGCAAGGCTGGGGCATGCCCAAGGACCAGGTCCCCGACCTGGCCAAGGAGTACCAGGTCGAGGCTTGGTTGATCGGCTCGCACGTCATCAAGGCCGTGCTGAACGCCGACCCGCTGGCCCGCCGGCCGTACTACTCGGCGAGCTTCCAGATGGTGCCGGGCTCGGTGTGGGGCAACAGCCCGTACGACCTGATGCACGACTGCCAGGACATGTGCAACGGCGCGGCCCGCGCCATGGCGGCGAACCTGGGCATCGCCTCGGGCCCGCAGGTGGCGATCCTGTCGAACCGCATCCCGGCCGGCGAGGACGTGACCGAGCTGTACCCGTGGAAGATATGGCAGTTCGAGTCGGACCCGATGGGCTCGACGGCAGCGCCGATCTCGTTCTTCCAGCCGCAGAGCAACGCCAACGAGCTGATGACGGTCTACGAGCGCTTCAGCGCCCTGGCCGACGAGTACACGGGCATCCCGAGGTACATGGCCGGCTTCGAGACGGCGGGCGCCGGGCGCACCGCGTCCGGGATGTCCATGATGATCGGAAACGCATCGAAGTCGACCAAGCAGGTCGTGGGCACCATCGACACATACGTCCTCACGCCGATGCTGGAGCGCCTGTACTACCACAACATGCGGTACAGCGACGACCCCGCCCTCAAGGGCGACGTCAAGGTCGTGGCGCGCGGCGCGGCGTCGCTCATCACCAAAGAGTCGGCCCAGGTCCGCACCAACGAGTTCTTGCAGGCCACGGGGAACCCGATCGACATGCAGATCATCGGCCTCGAAGGCCGCGCCGAGCTGCTGCGCCACGCCTCCAAGCGCCTGGACCTGAACCCCGACAAGGTCGTGCCCCCGATGGCCGTGCTCAAGCAGCGCGCTGCGGAGCAGCAGGCGATGGCCGCCCAGCAGACCATGCAGCCGCAGGGTACCCCCGCGAAGCCGGGAGGCGGGGAGAACCTGCAGAACGGCGCCCCCACCACGGACAACTTCAGTCCGAAGCCCCAGAAAGGTTCCTCAAATGGCAACCAGTAAATTCGGCTCGGCGTTCGCCGACGCCCGCAAGTCCGGCCTCAAGCAGTTCGAGTTCGGCGGCAAGAAGTACACCACCGAGCTGGCGCCCAATGTGCGCTCGGCCACCCCCGCGCAGAGCGACCGCATCACCGCGCGCAAGGCCGACCAGGCGCCGCTCCAGTCGGCCCGCGACACCGCGCAGTCCGCCCGGGAGCAGTCGACGGCAGACACGACTCGCGCCTCGCGCCTGAAGGCTCAGGCCGCCGAGCGCAACGTCGTCGAGCAGGCCCGCGCGCGCAACGCGCGCAGCGAGACCAACTCCCAAGCGAGCTACAGCAACGAGGCCCGGCGGACTGCGCCCCCGGCCGCCGCCAAGGCGCGCACCGAAGATCTCAGCGTCTCGGAGCGGCTCTCGCACGCGCGGCAGCGGATGCAGAACGAAGTAGCCGCGAAGAGAAAAGCATCCACTTAAAGGAGCCACCATGGCCATGCCACCCCAGTTCATGAAGAAGGCCGCCGGCAAGACCGCGCCGAAGGCCGGCGCCAAGCCGAACCCGTTCGCCAAGGGCGCCAAGGGCGCCAAGATGTGCCCCGGGTGCAAGGACCCCGCCTGCAAGAAAGCCGGCAAGTGCGCCAAGAGCAAGTGACGTGGTCAAGAAAGCCCACCAGGACCCGAAGGGCGGGCTGAACGCTGCCGGGCGGGCGCACTTCAAAGCGAAGGACGGCGCCAACCTGAAGGCGCCGGCGCCGAACCCGAAGACCAAAGAGGACGCAGGGCGGCGCAAGTCGTTCTGCGCGCGGATGACCGGCATGCCCGGCCCGGCCAAGGACGAGAAGGGCCGCCCGACTCGCAAGGCCCTATCCCTCAAAGCATGGAACTGCTGACATGAGCACTTCGAACACGGATAACGAACTCTCAGGTGCCATGGTAAAGATGTTCGTGGTGTGGGTCAGCACGATCACCGGCATGACCATCACCGAGTGGGCCGCCGTGTTCGCCATCGTCTACACCCTGCTCCAGACCTACGTGCTGGTACGGGACAAGATCGTCAGGAAACGCAATGTCTGAGATCACTTCGCTGGAGCAGCAGCTCCGTCGCGACGAGGGCGAGGTCCTGCACGTCTACCCGGACCACCTCGGGTTCATGACGATCGGCGTGGGCCGGCTGATCGACTCGCGCAAGGGCGGCGGGATCACGCCCGCGGAGTCCGCGATCCTCCTGGCCAACGACATCTCGCGCAAGACGGGCGACCTGGCGCGGCGCGCGCCGTGGATCTCCGAGCTGGACCCCGTCCGCCGCGCCGCGCTGCACAACATGGCGTTCCAGATGGGCGTCGACGGGCTGCTGCAGTTCGTCAGGACGCTCGGCCTGGTCCGCTCGCGGCAGTACGACGAGGCCGCCACAGCCATGCTGCAGAGCAGGTGGGCCAAACAGACGCCGGAGCGGGCCCTTCGCATGGCCAAGCAGATGGCGACTGGCGTGTGGCAGTGACGCCATGCGCAGCAACTGCGTCGTCTTCGCGGTGCTGCTTTACTTGCGGCGCTTGCGCCGCAGGCGCGAGGGATACCTCGTCCTGCGCAAGTCCCGCCTCGGGTGGTTCTGCCACGTTTTGTACGCCGAGCAGCGAGCGAACGGAACCCTGCGCACCGTTGGGTACCGGCCTCTGAACCCCGTCCCCCGCCCTTGCCCTCCCGCTCTGTTCGCGGGCCGAAGCAAGTGGGGCGACTTGTAGTCGACCAGGAAGGATCAGCAGATGAGCTACTTCAAGACAGCCACCCTCGCACTGGCGGCCAGCGCCGTGACCGTGTGGTCGAGCAGCGCCAGCGCCAAGATCATCGGCTACGTGCAAGGCCGAACCGGGGTGCTGCACCGGCACGACTCCCGGCGGTTCCCCGACACGGAGATCAAGCAGGCCAAGGGCGTCTGATGGAGCTTCTCTACGTCGAGTGGGAAGACGCCAGCTCCGCAGACAGCCCCGGCTGGACGTACATCGCAGGCGCCACGCCCGCAGAGGTGCGCGTCTTCAAGCAGGTTGGATTCGTATTCGACGCGGACCCCTGGTGCATCGTGCTCACCGAAGCCTACGACCGGCACCAGATGGGCCCGCGAACCCGCATCCCCATGGGGATGATCCGGCGCGCGGTCTACCTCGACCCCGGCCCCACGCTACCGGAGCAGACCCTTGATTGACAGCCACGCAGCAAACAAGGACGACACATGGCGCAGACACCAACGGACATAGTCAAGGTCGGCCGCGTACTGGCGCAGTTCGACGCCCTGCGTGCCGAGCGCCCCGGGACCAGCATCGCGGAGGCAGCCAAGGTCCTGGAAGTCCCCCGCTCGACGCTGAACATGTGGATCAACCAGTACGGCGCCAACCCGCGCGCGAAGGCCGCCGACGCACCGCGCGACTGGGCGGCAGAGATCCACGTGCCGAAGGCGCCGGACCCGGACGAGCCCATCGAAGACCTGATCGCGCGGAAAGCCGCAAGGTTCGGGCGGGACGAGGTGTCGAGGGAGTTCCACAAGCTGGTGCCGATCCAGGTCAAGACACCAGGCCCGGTGGTCATCGTGGCTGTCGGGGACCCGCACGTGGACAGCGACCGCTGCGACATCCACCGGCTCGTGAGCGACATGAAGATCATCGGGCGCACGCCCGGCATGCACGCGCTGCACCTGGGCGATGTGACCGACAACTGGGTCGGTCGGCTGGGCCGGCTGTACGCACACAGCAGCACGACAGCGGGCGACGGCATCCGGCTGGCCGAGCACATGTTCAAGCTGGCGCCGCCGCTGGCCGTCGTGGCTGGCAACCACGACTTGTGGAACGAAGGCATGAGCTGGCTGAGCTTCTGTCTGCGGCAGTCAGGCGTCGACGCCAAGCTCCTGCAGACGCACGGCGTCCGCATGGAACTCAGCTTCCCCAAGGGCGCCCCCATCCGCATCCACGCGCGACACGACTTCCCAGGCCACAGCCAGTACAACTCCGTTCACGGCCTGATGAAGGAGCACCTGTTCGGCAAGAGGGACCACATCAACATCGCCGGGCACCGCCACATCGACGCGGCGAACGCCTCGCCCTCACCAGAGGGGTACGTTCACTGGGCGTTCCGCGTCTCGGGCTACAAGGCCATGGACGACTTCGCGCGGCAGATCGGCGCCCAGGAGAAGAAGATGGCGCCGGCGCTGGGCATCCTCATCAACCCCCTGGCCAAGGTGCAGGCCGAGGTCGTCAAGCCGTACTGGTGCCTGGAAGCGGCAGCGGACTACCTCACGTTCCTCCGCACGCGCGCATGAACGACGACCTGGCAGTGTTCCGCCGCATCGGCAACGCCAACGAGTTCCGGGCCTGGCTCGAACGCGAGAAGGCCGACGCCGTGCGCCACCTCTCCGAAGCCCTGGACCTGGTGGGCATCCACCGAGCCCAAGGGCGCCTCCACCTGGTCGAGAAGCAGATGACGCTGCTCGACAAGGCCCGCGAAACGCGGTAGCGGCAAGCGCGCCGGGAAACGCTGACCCGGAGCCGCCAACGTGTTAGCTTGCGCTCACTAACATTTTGGTCTAACATATCAGCAGTTCACCAAGCACAGCCCTGACGGGCAGCAAGGACAGACAGATGGCAACCCCGAACATCGTTCAACGTCAGCTCGAAGCTGCGGAGAACCTCCAGCGGACCATGGCAGCTCAGGCCACGGCTCAACCGCAGTTGCTCACCGACCCGGCGCAGCTCGCAGTTCAGCCCGCCCCGGCACCCGCCCCGGCCACGCCCGAGCCTCCCGCGCCGCCGGCGGAGAACTGGGAACACAAGTTTCGCACTCTGCAGGGCATGTTCAGCGCCGAGGTGCCGGAACTCCGAGCCGCGAAGAAGACCATGGAGTCTCAGGTCAACGCGCTGTCGGAGCAGGTCCGAGCCCTGACGCAGGCGGCAGCCAAGCCGGCCCCGCCCATCGCAGACCCGCGAGACAACCAGCAGTTCGGTGAAGACATGGTGGAGATGGTCCGCAAGTACGCCCAGCAGGCGTACAGCACGATCC